CGCGATGGGTTTGGAAAAGAAATCACTTGAACTGATTATGGATAATCGGGACCCAGAACGATTTGATTTTTTCAATCGTTGGGTTCTTGATTTCTTTCGCCGTGAAGCATTGAGAGAACATGGTCGTATCGATGAATACAAGGTGGATCCACTCTTTGGTGAAGCCATGCGTCAAGAGGTTTCATACTGGAATCCGAATCGATCTAAACACGCCGAGGTATTCTGGCTAGAGAATTACGTCTTTGGTCAGGATACCTCGATGCGGAATAAGGTTCTCAATGCCATGGCGGTGAAGTTTGTCGGAATGCCGACTCTTACCCTTGTCGCGACAGATTCAACGGATTACAGAAACATCATTGACTTCGATCAATACAAGAATCGTGGTAAGTATTACGATTGGATCAATAAGAACCTCGACGAGAATCCATACAAAATTCCGGTATGGGGTCGAACCCAACTTCAGACGAGTCTTCAAACCGCAGCTCGGAACTTCGTAAGAGAAGAAGAAAAGGATCCAGAACTCCGATTCAGACTATCTCATATGATTCGTTGGATGGAACATCTCGATGAGGTGGGACTTTCTGATGTCGTGCTGAGTAAAAATTCCAAACTACATAATGTTTGTGAGTGGCTAAGATCACATCGTGGTATTGGACCGTATTTCGCATATCACCCACCCTGCAATTTCTCTCGTTCAGATGAATTGGCTCATATCGATGAAGATGATGATTATTGTCTTGTCGGCCCTGGTGCCAAACGTGGTCTCGAGTTCGTATTTCCAGAGGTCAACTTCAAGAACGAAAAGATCATGGAAGAATATATCTTGGCTGTCCGCGATCATCAGAAGGAATTCTTTGACTTTTCTGTTTACGATGGTGCCGAAGAATGGTATAATATGAACCTAGAACGTGGTGGTAATCTCACGACATTTGGAACGGAAATTACATTCTGCCAATTCAATGTTTATGAATGTATCAAAGATAATTCAAAGGCACAACAGAAGAGAATGCTACCGCTTGAGTTTGATGCATTCGATAAGATCGCCGAAGATCTAGAAAAGAAGAGAAACACATCTTCTTTGGAGGAGTTTTTTGACCTATAAGTTATTCAAAGACATATATGTTCGAACCGGTAAGCACGAAAGATCGGATCGCCGAATTGCCGGTGAATGCGCCCGCAATTATGTCGATATCAAGACAAAGGCAGATGATGTAATTGTCGATCTTGGGGCAAATATTGGTGGATTCTATCGAATGATTCGAAATCAAGAATTCCTCGATTATATCGCGGTTGAACCTGATCGAGAAAATATCAAGGTCATTAAGGAAAACAGTGAAGGTGACCGCCGTCTTATCGTTGCCCCCTTTGCGGTTTCAATGTCAAATCAAAAAATGGTTACATTCTATCAGACCGATTCAAAAAATTCAGCGTGTTCGGGAACCGTAACTCCTGTTTCGAATAGATCTATGTCGATGCGCAAGGTCCGTCAACAGGTACCAAACATCAATATCGTCACTTTCTTAACGGAGTTTCAACCAACAATTCTTAAGGTCGATATCGAAGGCGCTGAAAATAATTGGTTGGCGGAAAGTAAAGGAATTCCAGAAAATATGGGATGTCTGCCTAGAATAATGTTCCTCGAACTCCATGGCGGTGATATGGTTCAGGAACACATCAAAAATGGAGTCATTGATAATCTTCGAGAATATTACGATATCTCAGGAGATGTGAATTGTGGTTTCGTCGACATCAATAAGCCAAAACTTACAATTGATGGTCTTCCAGAAGTCGGAGAATACGGCAATGGCGCATTATTTGGAATTGATTTGAGATTGGAATTGAAGAAATGAAAGCCGTACTTACATCCCCATTCTATCGAATAAACGATAAGCCGACCTCTCACAAATCATCACAAGCACATATCTATGCTGCAATGATTCGTGAAACCGAAGGCATCGATCTTGATGTCAATATCGGTGGAAAGATTACAGACTTCTCTAATTATGACACCATGTATGTGTATCATGGTAATGACTTCTTTGGTTCTCTTAACCTCTTTGGCGGCGTCAAGGGTTATGGTGGAGTAGAAGATCTCGTTGAATTCTCGAAGTTCCGTGGTCTCGTCTTTTCTCTTGGAATCGAGTTTCCCAATTATGCTGAGATGATTCGTAGTCGCCTTAAGGGTGATTATCCCGAGATCTGGGATCAGGTTGATCTCGAAAATCTCGAAGTCATGGAACGAGAAGCCAAACATGTAAAATTCCCGTCATGGTGGAGAAATATGGTTGGAGGTGACTCACATGCCATTTGCATGTATCGACCAGGATGGATGGTTAACTCAGTTCCTTTCAAGACTCTGAATGGGGCTCTTAAAGAGGGGCTAGAGCATTATGTTTTCCACCCAGGTGGAGGATATCTTGAAAAGGCCGAACTCTATTTTGGTAATATCGACATTCGTCACCATCTCTGTAGACTGGGTGATCCATCGGACACTGTTCCCCCCTTGGTGAAGGAATATGTACAAGCCGCAGACGCATTGGATATCGAACATCTGGGTATCTATGAGCCACTACCCATCGAAGACGAATCGAGAAAGTTGCCCAAATCTGGATACTACAAGGGTCGACCATTTTGGGGATCGTGGGAAGATCGGAATCGAGCTCGAGAAATATTCATCGAGACCGCGAAGAATGAGATCGAGCGTATAAATAGCCGTGTACGACTTATAGAATGGACCGATTATTTGAAAAACCCCCAAGGACAACTTGACTTTGCACACATGGAAAAGCCACGTTCCGTGCATCTTTCGCGTGCGAGTTATCCTCACTGGACCGGTCTCGAATCAGAAAATACATTAGAGGACTTTTTTGCATGAGCATTATGGACAAACTTAAGAAGAACTCTCGATCAAAGGATTCGAATATCCTTTCGAAGTCGAAGTTCTTCAACGCAAAGGATATGGTTCCGACTTCGGTTCCAATGATCAATGTTGCCCTTTCTGGTCGACTTGATGGTGGACTGACTCCTGGACTTACTGTCCTGGCTGGTCCGTCAAAGCACTTCAAGACGTCATTTGCCCTTCTTATGGCCGCGGCATATCTCAAACAATATCCCGACTCAGTCATGCTCTTCTATGACTCGGAATTTGGTTCACCACAATCTTATTTCAAGGCATTCAATATCGATCCAGAACGAGTATTCCATACTCCCGTCGCGAATGTCGAAGAATTGAAGTTTGACCTCATCAATCAGCTCGAACAGCTTGACCGCGATGATAAGGTCATTGTTGTAATCGACTCGATCGGTAACATCGCATCGAAAAAGGAACTCGAAGACGCAAAGGACGCGAAGTCAGTCGCGGATATGTCGAGAGCAAAGGCGATCAAGTCTCTGTTCCGTATCGCGACACCATACTTCACGATGAAGGATATTCCATGTCTTGCAATTAACCACATCTACATGGAGCAAGGCATGTATCCAAAGGCCATCGTTTCGGGTGGTACTGGCATCTATTACTCAGCCGACAATATTTGGATCGTCGGTCGTCGTCAAGAGAAAGACGGGACAGAAATCAAGGGTTATCATTTCGTCATCAATATTGAGAAATCTCGATTCGTGAAAGAGAAATCCAAAGTTCCGATCTCTGTCTCATGGGAAGGTGGTATCATGAAATGGTCTGGCCTTCTGGATGTCGCAGTTGAAGGTGGATTTGTTCATGAGGGCAAGAAAGGTCGGGCTAAAGGTTTCTTCCATATGGACCCAGAAACCGGTGAGGTTGGAGAAAAAGCCCATTATGAGCGTGAGACAAATAATGCTGAATTCTGGAAGTCAATTATCGCCAATCCGAAGTTTGGTGATTATGTCCAGAAGAAGTATTCAATCGCCCATGCTCCAATCATGGAAGAAGATGTACCAGAGGTAGAAGATGAAGTTTAATATCACAAACAACGAAGAATTTGAACAATTCGTGAAAGAAAAGAAACCAATTCTTTCAAGCAGCTCTGGTCTTGCTTATACTGTAGCCGGCGTCGGTCTTCAAATTTCTGAAAGCCATGTTCCAGGACAAACTGAGTGTACATTATTTCTAAAATGTGAATATCAAGGTGGAGTTGATCCATTTTGTATTGAAAAATTTACAGTGAAATACGAGGTTGTTGAAGACAATGAAAGAGAATGAAGACTACGCAATGGTCCCAGCTAAGGTCGATTCAGATCAGACATGGGATATTCGCATTCTCAAGGGTGACTTTATCGAGACCGTATTTCGATATGGAGCCGTGAGAATTGATGGCGAGAATGAACAGATAACATTTGATTTTGAAGTTATCTCGAGTCCAGATAAAGAAGTTGATGAAACAAATGAAGAACTTCAACAAATTGCAGGAGAAATCCTCAAGGACGTTATAGATAATTCTATTGAAGATGGATCTATTGAAATGTCGGATGTTGGATGAGCCATAACCTTGAACAAACTGTACTTCGTAATGTAATCACAAATGAACCCTTTATGAGAAGGGTTCTCCCTTTCCTCAAGACCAAATACTTTCAAGGCAATTATCGGATTCTATTCCGTCAGCTTTGTAAATATGTCGAGAAGTATAATCGTCTTCCGACCCAGGAAGCGATTGCAATCGAGCTTGAGAAATCCGAAGTCGCGTCGTCAGATCGATATTCTGATATCGTCGCTCTTCTCCCAGGAGTATTCCAAAAGGAGAAAGTCGATCAGGACTGGTTGTATGATCGGACCGAAGAATGGTGTCAGGAACGAGCCATTCATTTGGCAATCATGGAATCGATCGATATTATCGATGGAAATTCCGAGAAGTTCACAAAGGGCGCTATTCCGGATCTTCTAACCCAAGCCCTCGCGGTCGGATTTGATGCAAATATTGGTCACAACTATTTCGATGACGTGGCTGATCGATTTGCGGCTTATCATACCGAAGAAGAGAAAATCCCATTCGATCTTGATCTCATGAATAAGATCACAGGTGGTGGTATCGTCAAGAAAACACTCTCAATTCTCTTGGCTGGTACTGGTGTTGGTAAGTCTCTGGCGATGTGTCACATGGCCGCGGCAAACTTACTCGATGGTAAGAATGTCCTCTATATCACGATGGAGATGTCAGAGGATAAGATCGCCGAGAGAATCGACGCAAATCTTCTAGATGTACCAATCAATCAGCTTGAAGATATGCCAGAAGATGCCTTCATTGATCGAGTTTCAAAGGTCAAGAAGAAGACTTCGGGTAATCTCATCATCAAAGAATATCCAACCGCCCAAGCCCATTCGGGTCACTTTCGTGCTCTCCTTAATGAGCTCAAGCTCAAGAAGCAATTTGTGCCTGATGTAATCTACATCGATTATCTTAACATCTGCGCTTCTTCTAGGCTGAAGGGAATGGGTGGTTCGATCAACTCATATTCCTATATCAAGTCGATTGCCGAAGAGGTTCGTGGTCTTGCCGTAGAATTTAGTGCGGCGGTCGTATCTGCTACTCAGGTTAATCGAACCGGTTTTACCAATTCTGATCCGGGTCTCGAAGATACGTCTGAGTCATTCGGTCTTCCAGCTACAGCAGACTTCATGGTCGCGCTCGTTTCAAATGAAGATCTGGAACGAGATGGAATGATTATGGTCAAGCAACTTAAGAATAGATACAATGACCTGAACAAATACAAAAGATTTATGCTCGGCATTAATCGATCTCACATGAGACTATTCGATGCCGAGACAGAACCAGGTGATATTATTGCAGAAACTAGTCAGACCGAAGAAATAGAGTTCGAAGCCCCTGGAACAAGGGGTTATCGAAACAATCTCGCAAAGTTTGACTCAATCGTGGTAGATTAATATGAAAAACTTAGCAGATTACTATACGCCAGAAGAATTCTTTGAAACATTCGTATGGCTGGAAACAAAGGACTATGCTCTTGCAGAAAGCGCATCGCCCTTTGATAACACCCGATGGTCTATTATTTGGCAACATATTATTCAGAATATTTCAACTGGTTTGTATTATCGAATTACATGGGAAGTTCCTGCAACTGAACTTCAAGACCAAGATCTTGAAGATCGAATGATGTCGATTGAAACAGTAGTTCCAGTTAAAGTTGAAACCACAGTGTATATTTCAAAAGAGGAAATGGACAAAATATGAAGAAGTCAACTGTTCAGAACAATAAGAAGACATCAATTGGTCGAAAAAATATCAAGTTCGCGACCATGAATAAGTCGAATAAGAGAAGCTATAAGAAATATCGAGGTCAAGGAAAATGACAGTAAATCTCATTTCTAGAACTGAGGGATTCGGCGTTCTTGAAGGTAAGAACCTCGAAGAGATTATTGAATACACTGCTCGCGTTTCAAATCCATCGAATCAGGCAAAAGACCTTCCGGCCGGTAAGCTTCTGAAATATCTCGCAAAGCATTCCCATTGGTCACCATTTGAAATGGTTTCTGTTTGTCTTGAGGTGAATACGACTAGAGATATTGCTCGTCAACTTCTTCGCCATCGATCCTTCTTCTTTCAGGAATTCTCCCAGAGATATGCTGATCCGACTTCTGATCTGGCATTTTCTACCCGAGAAGCCCGTTTACAGGACATGAAGAATAGACAAAATAGTTTACAAACCAATGATAATGAGTTAAAATCTCAGTGGGAAGCAAAACAGCAGCAAATGATACATGAAGCTTCTCTGGCATATGAATGGGCAGTAAATAACGGCATCGCCAAAGAGCAGGCAAGATCAGTTCTTCCTGAAGGAAATACAAACTCCCGTCTGTACGTGCACGGAACAATTCGTAGTTGGATCCATTACATTCAGCTTCGTACGACTCCTGGAACTCAAAAGGAACACATGGATCTGGCAAAAGAATGTGCTGAAGCCATTTCTCCAGTGTTTCCGCTAATCATGGATTATGTGTACAAGGACATTAGTCCTGAAGAAGCATATGATATCGTATTGAATGAAGCCGCTATTAGAATGAGAAAATCTATGAGTGGAGCCAGAAATCAGACACTTTCAATGTACGATTCGCTCGATTACTGGGTCATGGAAGTTACGCGAGAATTTATGAAAGAGGGAAAAATCAAATGACCAATAAAATTGATTACAAATATGATGAAGATCGACTTCTTCAAGAGATTGCCGACTATATCGATGGGACATACGGCCAACACTATTCTCGTGATAAGTTTCAGGCAACTGAGTTTATCTTTGATGGTGGTCATGGAACTGGCTTCTGTATCGGAAATGTTCTGAAATACGCCCAGCGTTATGGTAAGAAGGGAAATCCAGATGACTGGCGTAAAGACCTTATGAAAGTCATTCATTACGCTATCCTTCAGCTCTATGTTCATGACGAAGAATGGACTAACCCCGTTTGGGGTGGTTTCAATAGCGTTGATGTACAGGCAGAAGGTTTCAATAGCGTTGATGGACAGGCAGAAGAAGAAGTAAAACCCGAACCCGCCCGCGATAAGACGAAAGAAGAGATCATTTATGAGCTCCGTCGAGATCTTGAGATGGCCGAAAAAGAATTTGCTTATGATCAGGCGATAAAAAAGCAGAATGCATATTACGATGAAGAAGTCGAATATATGAGAGCTTGGGATGATCAAATAAATAGGGTCCGAGGATATTGATGAAGTCACCATGTATCAGTGTCTGTAAGATAGATCCGACCACGCAAATCTGTAAGGGTTGTGGTCGGACTCTTGAACAAGTCATATCATGGAGATCCTATACTGATGAAGAGCGTGAAAGGATTATGAAAAATAGCGGTTTACAATCCTGACCGGTGTGTTATAAATAGACCTACGATCGCTGAAGCGAACGGACATATACTGGACTCCGGGGCAGTACCGGACGGCTCCACCATAGGTGCACTGTGATAAGTTATAGGTGGCTCACCGATGCCTATAGACAGGGTGCAGACAGTGCATCTTTGATGGGGCCGAAATAGGATCGACGGGTATGGAAGGTAAGTGGAGATCGTCGTTTGAGCAGGCGTAATCGGCTCGACAAACTAACTGCAAACACTAACGCAGCTCCTGCTGAAATGGCTCTCGCAGCCTAATCAGCTTGGGTATGGGTTCCACCTCGAAACAGAACGGGCCCACTATATTATGGAGAATATCATGTCGTTTGAAGAATCATTCGCTCAACTTTCCGAAGAAGAACTCATTCAAATTGTAAGAGACTACGAAATCCTCCTCGCAAATGGAGGTTCAATTGGTGACTCAACACTTCGTCAGGTGGCAGAGAATATTAGAACTTCAGATAGTGTGTTTCTCATGATGCTTTCTCTTGCTCAGGAAGCCCACCGACATTTTGCCCTTAGACATCTTAAGGACCGACTGTGACTGATATCATTGAGCAATTCCAAGGGCCCTTTCGTTGGCTCTCAAACTTCCATAGTTGCAAGGTTCATTATTATGGTGTAGAATTGCCAAGCGTCGAGCATTTCTATGTCGCAAATAAGCTTGCCCTGTCGTTTAGTGAAGCTTTTCGCCTTTCAACAAAAACCCCAGGCCAAATGAAAGCTCTAGGACGTGAACGAAAAATGTCTGAAGGGTTTGAAGATATCAAAGTTGCTATCATGTATGATGGCATCTGTCAAAAGTTTAGCGATAAGAATCCTGAGCTTAAAGAAAAGCTGATTCAAACCGGGATAAGACCAATTCAAGAAGGCAATAATTGGGGCGATACCTTCTGGGGTGTAGACGCATTCGGTCGAGGAAAAAATACACTCGGAAAACTTATTATGTACCGAAGAATCCAACTTCAATATAAATAGTTTATATGATGCAATCAATTGAGGTAAATCACTAATGATTATCGACTATCCTTTTCCAGGACATCAAGCAACTCGTCGTATTACGACGACCACCTGGACTCCCCCAACTAAAATTACCCACATCGACAAGACACCAGAGAAGCGGTTTTCGCCTGTAAAGGCTGGAACGAAAACTGCGCATGTTGTCTTTGTTCTTGATGATTCCTATTCCATGCAATATTGCCGAGATCAGACGATCTCGGGTTTCAATGAATTCCTTGCAGGCCAGCGAGATTCAGAAGTTGAAACTCTTGTTTCTC